GTCGGGCATTCTAAAAGAACGCACAGACACAGGTAGAATCTATTTGGTGTTTATTGACAATGTTATGAATCAAGGTCCTTTTGATCCTGAGTACCATACCATTTATCAATCAAACCTATGCTGCGAGATTCTGCTTCCCACCAAACCGTTCAAACGTCTGGACGACCCTGAGGGACGCATAGCGTTATGTACTCTCGGTTCCATCAATTGGGGGGCTTTCCGTAATCCGGAAGATATGAGACGTGCCTGCAGAATCCTTCAGCGTAGCCTATGCAATATTTTGGATTATCAAGATTTCTTGAGTATTCAAAGTAAGCTGTCCAACGACGAAATCCAACCGTTGGGTATCGGCGTTACTAACCTTGCCTACTGGCATGCAAAGAGGGGTATGAAATATGGTGAAAGAGATAGTCTGGCGGAAGTTAAATCATGGATGGAACATCAGGCCTATTACCTTACAGAGGCCACCGTCGAATTGGCCAAAGAAAGAGGTGCCTGCAAGTCAAGTTCACTAACCAGATACGGCCAAGGCATATTCCCCTGGGAACTACGTGCTAAGGGCGTTAACGAACTTACCGATTTTACACCCGAATTAGATTGGGAACCACTACGACAGGACATGAAACAATACGGAGTTAGGAATGCCACATTGATGGCTGTTGCTCCTGTTGAATCTAGTTCTGTTGTAATTAATTCTACCAACGGCATTGAAATGCCAATGAGCTTAATTAGTACCAAAGAATCTAAAGCAGGTTCATTTACTCAAGTAGTACCAGAATATACTAGATTAAAAAACAAGTACCAGTTAATGTGGGAACAAAAAGACTGCGACGGTTACTTAAAAACCGCAGCAGTGTTGGCAGCTTATGTAGATCAAAGTATTTCAACAAACACATTCTACAATCCTGCACACTTCCCAGAGCGTAAAGTTCCAACAACTTTAATTGCTAAGAACTTAATGCAAGCTCACTTATGGGGACTAAAAACATTCTATTACAGCTTGATTAATAAAGCAGGCAGTAAGCAAGAAGAAAGAACTCCAGAAGTTCATTATAACGGCTTTCATAACGAAAGAGAATTAATCGAAGACGATGCAGACTGTGAGGCATGTAAACTATAATGGAATTTATTAGAGATTTTATTTTAGAAAGCAAGCGTCCTAGTTTAGAAATCGAGGGCCTTCCCTATAAGGCAAAGGATCTAAACCCCGCACTGTCTGAGGCAACAATAGATTACCACTACGGTAAGTTAGCCAAGGCATACGCTAAAAGATTTAACGACAAAGAAGGCGACGATACTTTTAATAAAGCAGGTGTGTTTTTACACAACATCCTTTTTCAACAGTATCAGTCTTTTAATGGTAGTAACGAACCTAGTGGTAGAATTTTAGAGTTTATCGAAAAACATTTTAAAACTGTTGATGACTTTAAAGAAGAATTTGCTAAAGTAGCAATGAGTATACAAGGTAGTGGTTGGGTTTATTTGTCTAAGAGCGGTAAAATAAAAACAATAACTAACCACGAAATCAAAACAGACATTCTTTTATTAGTTGATTGGTGGGAACATGCGTGGGCATTAGACTACCAGCACGATAAGAAAAAGTATTTAGAAAACCAATGGAAGATTATTAACTGGGAGAAGGTTAATGGCGTATTCTGACAAGGTAGTTGATCATTATGAAAATCCTCGCAACGTAGGATCGTTCGATAAGGATGACGAAAGTGTTGGAACTGGTATGGTCGGTGCTCCTGCCTGCGGTGACGTAATGAAACTACAGATAAAGGTTGAAGATGGTATTATTAGAGATGCTCGTTTCAAGACATATGGATGTGGTTCCGCAATCGCTTCTAGTTCACTCGTTACAGAGTGGGTCAAAGGAAAAACCCTTGATCAAGCGAGTGCTATTAAAAATAGTGACATTGCTGAAGAGCTTGCCTTACCGCCAGTAAAAATTCATTGTTCGATTCTTGCAGAAGATGCAATCAAAGCCGCAATAGAAGATTATAAAAAGAGACACTGATGTTAGAAACTATTTGCGATATTATGGTAGACGCTTACAAGCGTAATTGGATTACCAGTCGTGACGGCAATGTAAGTATTCGTCATCACGACCGTGATCACTTTTACATCACACCTAGCGGTGTTCGTAAGCAGACATTACAGCCTGATCAGTTTAAGAAGATTAGTATTCATGGCTTGCTATGGCAAGAAGAGTTTTACACTGACATCAGTGCTAACCTAAAGCCTAGCGGAGAGATTCCACTTCACTTTGGATTGCAAAGAGCAATGGGACAGCACAGTAATGATGTTCGTGTAGTTGTACACGTCCATCCTACTTATTGTATTGCCGCAATGCACGCCGGCATCGATCTTAGCACTATTAGCGATGCGTTCCCAGAACTCAATCGTTATACCAAAGTAGCACCCAATGTAGGTGATGTTCCTCCTATTAGTCAAGAGCTTGCTGACCAATGCTTTGAGAAGTTACAATTAGATAAAGACGGAAATATTGCTTACGATATTGTGGGAATTAAAGGCCACGGTGTAGTAGCTATCGATACCAGCCCTTGGCGTGCCTACGAACATATAGAACGTCTAGAACATATCTGCAAGATTGTCTTAGCCAGCGGAAAATATTAAAATGGTACAGATTAGAAAAGAAGGAGAGAAAGTTAAGCAAGGATTTAACTTTTATCCATTAACAGATAAAGGAAGCGCAGGATTCATTCTCAAGTTAGGCAGGAGAATAGTTTGGATGCGCTACAGTAAAATTACAGGTAAATTTAATGTCAACACAACAATATAATCTAACAACAAAGACAGACTATCTTAACCGTAAGATGTTTCTAGACCCAGCCGGTCCAGTTACTATTCAACGTTTTGAAGAAGTTAAGTACAAGAAGATTGCAGACTTTGAAACTACAGCACGTGGTTTCTTTTGGGTGCCTGAAGAAATCTCTCTAAGCAAAGATGCTAACGATTTCAAGGATGCTTCAGATGCAGTTAAGCATATCTTCACTAGTAACCTGCTTCGCCAAACTGCTCTTGACAGTTTGCAAGGTCGCGGCCCAAGTCAAATCTTTACTCCGGTCGTAAGCCTACCTGAATTAGAAGCACTGGTCTATAACTGGACATTCTTCGAAACAAACATTCACAGTCGCAGTTACAGTCACATCATCCGCAACATCTACAACGTACCTAAGGAAGTATTCAACACTATCCACGATACTAATGAAATTGTTGCTATGGCTTCTAGTATCGGAAAATACTACGACTACCTACATAGACTTAATTGCAGAAAAGAGTTAAACGACAACGGCATTGCAGTTAGTGAAGAAGAACACATTAAAGCAATTTATCTAGCTTTACATGCTAGCTACGCACTTGAAGCATTCCGCTTTATGGTTTCATTTGCTACATCGTTGGCAATGGTCGAGAACAAGATCTTTATTGGTAATGGCAACATTATTAGTTTGATTCTGCAAGACGAATTGTTACACAAGGGGTGGACCGCTTTCTTGATTAACCAAGTAGTTAAAGAAGACCCACGTTTTGCTAGAGCAGCACAGGAATGCCAAGAAGAAGTTATTCAAATCTATAAAGACGTAATTACAGAAGAGAAAGCATGGGCCGACTATCTGTTCCAAAAAGGACCAGTTATTGGACTTAATGCAAATATCTTGAAAGAGTTTGTTGACTATACAGCAGTTGGAGCATTGAAGGAAATTGGTATTAAGTATTGGGCACCTGCTCCAAAGTCTACACCTATTCCTTGGTTCAACAAGCATAGTGACACAAGCAAAAAGCAGACCGCTTTACAAGAAAGTGAAAGCACTAATTATGTTATTGGTGTTATGAGCGATCAGCTAGACTACGAAGAGTTACCGGCAATCTAATATGTACAAAGTTCAATTCAAAGCTAAATCACCGTATGGCTCGTGGCAGACTGTAGGCAGCTACGGTACTGAATCTCAAGCCATTGCCGCAGCGATAGCTAAGAAAAGAGCAGGTGCTATTTTGGTAAGAGTAACTGACAAGAAAAATTTAGTAATTTATACAGGATAAAAAATGAAAGCTATAGTTTGGTCTAAGTACCACTGCCCCTATTGCGATCAAGCAAAGGCATTATTAACCCAAAAAGGAATCCAGTTCGAAGAGCGTAAGATCGGAGATGGATTTACAAAAGAAGAATTATTAGAAGCAGTTCCAACTGCTCGATCAGTTCCGCAGATTTTTATTGACGATCAGTTAATCGGCGGATTTACAGAGCTTAAAACACACTTAGAAAAGGTATAAAATGTTAATAGACAAAGGCGTAACAGTAGGTGAAGTAATTACTCTTAAACTAACTAGCGGAGAAGAAATTGTTGCTAAGTTAGAAGAAGAAACTCCTACATACTATAAACTATCGAAGCCGATGGTTATTGGTATGGGGCAGCAAGGACCGGGTTTAATGCCTTACTTGTTTACAGTAAATCCTGAAAAGGATATTAAGTTGCTTAAACAAACAGTAACAGTTGCAGAAGCAACAGACAAAGTATTTGCTGATCAGTTTATCCAGTCAACCACTGGTATTAAACTAGCTTAAATAATACTATGGCAACACCTACCATTAGTCCATCACCCGCAGCAGGCAATAGCCCTAGCGGTATATACACACCAGTAGCTCATACACACCCCTACACGGCCATAACAGGTTTACGTTTTGGTTCAGACGGTCGTGTTGAGCCAGTATATGATGCAATTAATGTTAAGGCGAACGGCCAATTACTCGCTCTTTATAATGCAGCAAGTACACCTGGTAGTTTTAGTGCTCCAGGTGTTCCGGCTGTGACTGTTACACAAGCTGTTCAAAACGTCGAAGGCGACGATGACAATACCGCAGGAAAAGCCGAAGCAGACAGGTTCCTAGCTGAAGGTAAGATTACTAAACAAGAGTACGACGAGCTCACAACAACACCTAAACCAACAGGCCCAGGTGTTGCCCCTACAACGACAGTTGCTGGTTCTACAATTTCAGTTACTCCGGGCACGTTTACTATGGAAACTGTTCTAACTCCTAAAGGCACAACTCTAGGAGACATGATCAAGAAAGTAACCTTTCCTCGAACCATTGCTCAATTAAGTGACTGTTATCCAGGAATGAATGCCGGACAGGTTGTTAATAATCTTGCAAATTTAGCGTTTAACGTTGTTGAGCCAATCAAGGCAAAATATCCTAACGCATTCATGACAAATAGTTTTAGAAATGGTGCCAGTATCGGTGGCGGTCAACACGGCACAGGACAGGCCTGTGATCTTCAATTCCGAGGTGTCCGAGCACACGATTATTTCGATATTGCAGTATGGATTAGCAAGAACATCCCTTACGATCAATTGCTATTAGAATATCTTCCCGGTAAGACTGTATGGATACACATCAGTTACGCTATTCCGGGATTACCAACAGGCGGCTTAAGTGTATTAAAAAATAAAGGCAAGGCCAGCACACTTGCCACATTAAATGGAGCCGCAGGCGGGAAATTCTTAGTCAACTTACACTCTGACGTTGTAGTGGCAGCAGTACCTAACAGAGTGGTGGCAGCTTAATATGAAAAAACTTTTTTGGAATATACTAGGGTTCTTATCTCTAGGAATGGCATATATTGGAGTTATTACTCCGGGATTGCCTTATAGTATTTGGGTAGTGTTTTCTGCTTATTGTTTTAGCAAAGGCAGCGAGCGTATGCACAATTGGATCATGAACCATAAGTTGTTCGGACCGTTCTTAACCAACTGGGGACAGAAGCGTGTGTTCCCAACTAAGATGAAATTCTTTATGTTAGGAATGATGAGTTTAAGTTTGATCCTGATGTTTACAGGCGGAGTAAAACCAATCGGCATTATTAGCACTGCAATCTTTATGGGCATTGTTGCTATATGGGCCTGGAGATTCCCGGGTAGTGTTGAAGAACATCAACGTAGAATCGACAACGGAGAGAAAATCGGATGGCTAAAATAAGTTTAGAAGAACTATGCGATATAGCGTTTGCCCATGAAGAAGGTGACCCAATTGATTGGGGAATTTTTGCCAACGGTAAAGAAGAAGCTATGAAAATGATTGGCACAAGTGTGTTAGATCAATTCGATAAAGAGGATATGTCTGATGCAGATCGATTGATTTTGTTATCTACTATAACCAAATTAATAACAGAAAACATGATTTTGCATTCAAGACTCTTGACACGTTCTCAAAAAAATGCTTAAATAGTTTATATGAAAGTTTTGTTGGTTAGAGTAATTGAGATAGTTAGTAGCCTTTGTGTTAGTAGCGTGAGATGAAATTAGCAGATCAGTAATATTAACACAAAGGAAAATAAAATGGCAACAGGTAAAGTAAAGTGGTTTAACGACACAAAAGGTTTTGGATTCATTACTCCAGATAACGGCGGTGAGGATTTGTTTGCTCACTATTCGCAGATCATGGGTGGCGGATTTAAAAGTTTGCAAGAAGGTCAAGAGGTACGTTTTGATGTAACTCAAGGCCAGAAAGGCAAGCAGGCAAGTAACATTCAACCTGCTTAAAGAATTGTTGTAATCCCTTCAAAGCGAAGGACTTCTGGACGCGGGTTCGACTCCCGCCTGGTCCACCATAAGGAGATTAGTATGGACGACAACCTAGGTAGTTTAGCAATAGGTGTAGTTGTTGTACTGGCAGTGTTCGCACTAGTCCTTTTATGATGGGCCAGTCATGGTTTCGACAGGGGTAGATAGTAGAGACGGCAACACGGTAGGCGATGACCGTAAATCAAGCAAATCAAGTAAATGCAAACGCAGATACATTTGACTTTGGCGCTCTAAGCTTCAGTGGCAACACTGTAGGCGGTAGAGTTGCCGTAGCAGCCTAAGAAACTGCCAGTCCGGGGTAACTATACCTTGTAAACCAAAATAGTAATAGCACCTTCGGGTGCTATTTTTTTGTCCAATACCAGATTTTCTCTTGTATTAGTAACAGTACTAATATATACTATCTCTATCGTGTGTTTAAGAAATACGCTACACACGGTTTACACATAAAGGAAATTTAAAATGAGAAAATTTGCAATCGCATCAATTTTGGCTTTAGCCGCAGTTTCAGCTTCAGCTGTTGAAGTTGGCGTTACCGCAACTCGCGGCGACACCACAGGCGACACTCGTAACTATGCAGGTGTTACACTTGGACAAAGTTATGGCAAGCTAAACGCTACAGCAGGATTTGAGCGTTCAACTGTTGGCACACAAGGTAATCAAAACCGTTGGAGCCTAGTTGGCGGATACGATGTAGCAAAAGTGGGTCCAGTTACAATCACTCCAAAGATTGGCTATGCTTACCTAGATAACCAAACTCCGGGAGTTGAAAGTGGTTCAGCTGGTACTGTTGGGCTAGGCGTTAGTATGCCTGTGGCAAAGAAAGTCACAGTCGGCTTAGACTATGCTTACCAAAAAGGACAGGACCGTGTTAGCCAGTTTGACGGCAATCGCGTTTCGGTCAGTGCCAAGTACGCATTCTAATCTCAGATTAGATTACCAAAGGGCCTTTGGGCCCTTTTTCTTTCTTCAATCGTTATTAAAAAAACCTATAAGCGTTATTAAAAAATATTAGGCAAAATCTATTAAAAATGGTTGATTAATAGACTAATTAAATTATATAATAGCAGCACAGAACGTAATGTTCTTCATGACACTTTACACACAAAGGAGATTTAAATGTCATTAATTAACAAGCAAGTACCAGAGTTTAAGACACAAGCATTCCACAACGGCAAGTTTGTTGAAGTTTCGAATGACAGCATTAAAGGCAAATGGAACGTATTCATTTTTATGCCAGCAGCATTCACATTCAATTGCCCAACTGAAATTGAAGATGCCGCAGACAACTATGCTGAGTTTGAAAAGATGGGCGCAGAAGTTTACATTGTAACTACTGACACACACTTCTCACATAAAGTATGGCATGAAACAAGTCCAGCAGTAGGCAAAGCTAAGTTCCCACTAGTCGGCGATCCAACACATACATTGACTCGTGGTTTCGATGTACACATTGACGAAGAAGGTCTCGCACTTCGCGGCACATTCATCATCAACCCAGAAGGTGTTGTTAAGACAGCAGAAGTACACAGCAATGAAATTGCTCGTGACGTAAGCGAAACACTTCGTAAGTTGAAGGCAGCACAGTACACAGCCGCTAACCCAGGTCAAGTTTGCCCTGCTAAGTGGAAAGAAGGTGCTAAGACTCTAGCACCAAGCATTGATCTTGTAGGTAAGATCTAAGGGGATACTATGACCGGTAAAGAATTTGAGAAAAAGATAAGGCAATACCATTATCGTCTTGAATTGTTACGAACGGTAGCACCGGTCATAATCATCACACTTCAGTGTATTATTTTGTATAAGATTTTTTGGGGATAAAGATGCTAGACGCACAAATCAAACAACAACTAGAACAATACCTTGCTTTGATGGAAGGTGACATCACTATTAAAGTTAGTGCTGGTAGTAACACCGAGATGACAGAGCTTGTAAACGAGCTAGCAAGTATGTCCTCAAAGATTCACCTAGAGCTAGCTAATCTGCCACGCACACCTAGCTTTCAAATCGGCGATCGTGTGACCTTTGCTGGTGTTCCTATGGGACACGAGTTTACATCGTTGATTATGGCTCTGCTACAAGTTAGCGGACGCAAGCCTAAGGTAGATGACAAGATCATTGATCAAATCAAAGACATCCGTGGTGAATATAACTTCACTACTTACATCAGCCTAAGTTGCCATAACTGTCCAGATGTTGTTCAAGCACTTAATATTATGAGTGTGCTCAACCCTGGCATCCGTCACACAATGGTCGACGGTGCTGAATACAAAGCAGAAGTTGAAGCTAAGAACATCATGGCCGTGCCATACGTAGAACTTAACGGTGAAGCATTTGGTTCAGGTCGTATGACACTAGAAGAAATTCTAGCCAAGATGGGTAGCCAAGCAGACGTCAGCGACATCGATGGTAAAGAGTACGATGTACTTGTGATCGGTGGCGGACCTGCCGGTGCTAGTGCCGCAGTTTATGCCGCACGTAAAGGTATTCGTACCGCTATTGTTGCTGAACGTTTCGGCGGACAAGTAATGGACACAATGGGTATTGAAAATCTTATTGGTACAAAGTACACAGAAGGTCCTAAACTAGTTGCCAGTTTGGAGGAACATGTCAAAGAATATCCTGTAGATATCCATAACCTACAACGTGCTAAGAGCATCAAGCGTAACGGCATGGTTGAGATTGAGCTCGAAAGCGGCGCTACTCTAAAGAGTAAATCTGTAATTATTGCTACAGGTGCTCGTTGGCGCAACCTTGGCGTTCCGGGGGAAGAAGAGTTCAAGAACCGCGGTGTTGCTTACTGCCCACATTGCGATGGTCCCTTGTTCAAGGGCAAGCATGTAGCAGTTATCGGCGGTGGTAACAGTGGTGTTGAAGCGGCTATCGATCTAGCAGGTATTGTCAGCCACGTGACGCTGATTGAGTTTGGTACTGAACTAAAGGCAGACAAAGTCCTACAGGATCGTCTGCGTAGTTTGTCGAACACAACTATTATTACTAACGCACAGACAAAAGAGATTACAGGCACTGACAAAGTAAATGGAATCACTTATATTGAGCGTGACACAGGTGTTGAACAGCACATTAACCTAGAGGGTGTGTTCGTACAGATCGGTCTGGTTCCAAACACTGACTGGATTGGCGACAATCTAGAGCGTACTCGATTTGGTGAGATTGTTGTAGATGGACACGGTTCAACAGATATGCCAGGGGTGTTTGCCGCAGGCGACTGTACTAATGTGCCTTACAAACAGATCATCATTAGTATGGGTAGTGGCGCCAATGCTGCCCTAGGAGCTTTTGATTATTTGATCCGTAATTAACTGAGACATCTTTAATGATTTTCAGTATGTTTTTCCTGGCATTTTTGCCATAGAATAACGATACATACTAATGCAACAGTATGTTTTATTAAAAGGAGAAACATTATGTGGACCAAACCAGAAGCAACTGAAATGCGTTATGGGTTCGAGATTACAATGTACATTATGAACCGTTAATTGAAATTGCCCACTTCGGTGGGCTTTTTCTTGACTTAATTTTCAATCTATGTTATTCTATATTTTATGATCTCAATTATCGGAGAAATTATGTTAGAATGTTTAATAGTTGGAGATAGTATCGCAGTAGGAACAGCCAATGTTCGACCAGAATGCGTATCCTATTCCAAGGGTGGAATCAATAGTTGGCAATGGGTTAATAAAAATATTGGTAAAACTCCTTTGCAGGCAAAGACAGTTATTATTAGTCTAGGCAGTAATGACCATAAAGGTGTCAAGACAGAAAAAGAACTTGAGACTATTCGCGAGCTGACTAAAGCCGACCGAGTATTTTGGATCCTTCCGGCAATCAAACCCGATATTCAAGAAATTGTTAAAAAAGTTGCAGCCAAGAACGGAGATACTGTGTTACCAATCACTCGTCTCCAAAAGGATGGTATTCATCCTAGTTGGGCAGGCTACAAAGAGCTTGCAAATAAGACAAAATAATTGTATAATAACTCTATGAGTATGCACTTAGAAGGACCGTGGCTCAGCACCACTGGCAAGAAAAAAGGTAAGCAAAAGTTTCGTAATGCTGAACAAGCACGAAAGGCTCGTGAGCAGGCCGAAGCATGGCAAGAACTTCTTAAACGTCATGCAATAACGCCTTCCAAGAAAAAGCCCAAGGCTGTAGCATTGCCTACACAAACTTCGATCTATCGAAGAGAAACACCGCATATTGCCAGCCTGCCATTTACAGCTGGTCCTTGTTTAAAATCTCCGGATAAGGTCTATACAGGTACGATGATTAAAGGTATCGGAACAATGCACAAGAGCAATGCTGTTCCTATCTTTAGCGACGAGGAAGCTCAAGATATCGCCAAAATGCGTCGATAATCACCAGTTTTAATACCCGATCCGAGGAAATGAACTATATATTAATACGTTTCGCAAAGAAACAAGATAGTTGGTCAGTGTTAGGAGCGAATTTTAATACTGATCCGCGAGTCTTGGCCAATGAGAAACCCGTGAGATTCGGGCGGTCAAGGCTCCAAAGGCACAACAAGTTATGAGATTGTTGCGTCCAATGGAGACAACTACACGAACCCAGGGTTCTTTTATTGAGCCTCGTGAAGTTAACTCCCTTTATGTAATGTAATCTGA